GGGTGTTGATAGTCAATGACGAACTGCCATCAAATATCAGGCAAACGCCTACGCATGCTGATTTGCTGAAATTCGATACCGGTGATGGTGGCGAATACATGTGTGTGGAGATGCCATGAAACCACGCCTCTGGCTCTACAAAGGCCTATGGCACTGCTCAAGCCAGCGCCTTGAATGCATGCGCATGGGGATTGGATACACGCCCCTTGAGGCCTATCGGGACTGGGAGGCGATGTGACCAAGAAAACCTTCATCCTTGCTCACCCATGGGCAATCGCAGGCGCCCACAAGGCCATAGATGACGCTGAGACGGGCTCCAAGGTAACCGTAGGCCCACCACAGCGCACGCTCGATCAGAACGCCGCAATGTGGCCGATTCTGGAGGCTTTCAGCAAGCAATTGAAATGGCCCGTAAACGGCCAGATGGTACGCATGGAGCCCGAGGAATGGAAAGACGTACTCACAGCCGCATTCAAACAGGAAACCTCGCGCCTGGCGATGGGGCTGGACGGCGGGGTTGTGATGCTGGGCCTGCGCACCTCAAAGATGCCCAAGGCCCAGTTCAGTGAATTGCTGGAATTTTTACACGCCACAGCTGCGGCTCGCGGTGTGAAAGTTTACGAGCAGGAATTTGCATAAGACGATGCCTAGCAGCCTGGGCCACAGGTGCAACAACTGGAGATATGAATATGAATGACTATCTAAATCAAGCAATTTCCGCGCAGCGGTCGCAGCGCATGGTGTTAGGTGCCGCTTCCGGCAATTCCAATGAAGGGGAGCTGACGCGGCAGTCCGATGTTGGCCGGGAAGTTTCGCGGCTCATTCAGGCCGCCGATACCCTGGAACAGTTCGTAGAACTTCTCGGCAAGAAGACCGAGAAGATCACGCGGGACGAGAACACAGCGGCTAAGAATGAGTCCGCGCCGGCTCCTGTGCCGGCGACCATGCTGGGCCGCGATCTGGACGCCATTACGGGGCGCCTGACCCGGTCCATGAACATTCTCTACTCCAACATTGACCGCATCGAACTCTGAAAGGGAAAATATGAGCAGCCCGGCAACAGAACTCCCCGCATATCGCTCGCACAAGATCGTGCGCGCCGCCAAGATCACCGCATTCCGCCAAAACGGTGAGCCAGACATGCCCGACCTTGTGTTGGGTGAAATTGGCGGCATCGTCACGCTTCTGCCTGACTGGCATGCCAAGCACAAGCCAGAGGTCGGCGGCTATTACGTTGTGTATGAGGACGGCTACATGTCGTTCAGCCCAGCCAAGGCTTTTGAAGAGGGCTACACGCGGATTTAAGTCATGAGAACCGCAACCCAGCTACTAGAAACCGCCCTGGTGCTGATAAGCGGCCTCATTGCCTATGCATGGGGACTTTGGAAATACACCGCAGATGTGTTTTGCACCACTGCGGCTAGGGTGGTTGATGTTTGGTCGCGGGAATAACTAAAAGGACGGGAAATGATGCGCAACGACGTAAATGTAATTCTGGACGACATCCTCAGCCGCTGGCACTTCCACTGCAAGCACTACAGCCCCGTCCCCGTCGCGGGCGCAGACCCCATGTTTCGCAACGCCGTCAGCCCTAAGGGCTGGGACAGCACCGCGGACATTGCAGACGACACAGTAAACACCGCCCAGATGAAGGCGGTAGATTTCCACGTCGGCGAGATGAAAGACCCCCACAGGGCCGCTATCCACGTCCTGGCGCGCAATTGCTACACCGGGCATGCCGTGTGGATCAGCCCACGCTTGCCGGCCGACAAAGAGGAGCGCGCTGTTGTGGTCATGGAGGCGCGGAACATGCTCACGCGCAAGCTCATGGCTGCGGGGGTGATGTGATGGCAAGCCTTGATCCCGTATGGTGGGGACAACTGGAACAGGAGATGTACCGAGACGGCATAGCGCATTGGTTCGCGATGCGCCATTCGAGGCGTCTATTACTGCTGGCGCGAAACAAGCGAAGTCGGACAAAGAAATCGCTAAAAAAGCAACACAGACGCTTGACAAAGTCTGAAAAGAGAGTATCGTCCGCAACTGGACGGGATAACTGTCTCTGAAATTTGTCAAAACGCAGGGTAACTAGGTACTTGAGGGGCTGGATCGATACAGCATTAACCCGAGAGCGACGTTTCCCGCCGTTTTGTCAAAACGCATGCTGATTGGCAGCGAGCAGAAGTCATAGGTAAAGTACCGGCAGGGAAATTCCGCGACGCTCTCGGTAGCGCACTGGCCAGTGACAGTCAGCAGCCGTTTTGGTGAAAGCAAGTCTGTTTACGGAAGTGAGAGAGCCCCGCCTGATGGATCAGACAGCGCCCGGAGCCGCTTAGGGCCACCAAATCCAACTCTGTAAGAGCAGCTACCCCGGCTGATATTGAGGGGCGAAGTTGGTGCAAGGCCAGCAACAAATTCCAAGCCGCCATGTAGCAATGCATAGGCGGCTTTTCCGTTTCGGGACTGTAGCTCAGTGGAGAGCGGCGGCTAAATGCCGCGACAAAGAAGGCGTAATTAACCTTCAGGCGCTCAGTTCGACTCTGAGCCAGAGCCCACCAGAAAGCCGGGTCACGTTCTCGCCGTAACTACCGCGCCACCGCTCGCCGAGCAAAGGCTGCAACCTCGATTGCGGACGCTGACCCAGCCCTAACAGGAGCTTTGCATGTCTGATGATGGAGCAAGGCTCAAAAAGTTCATTGCCGACCAAGAGGAGGCTGTATCTATAGCCCGTGGCCTGCCTGATGGCAGTAACCTGCTGCGGATAGATGCGCTGAATGTGGCTTTGTCGCTGGCTCACACCAACTCACGGGCAAGCGACAACATTGTTTCAATGGCCCAACTGCTGAAAGATGCCGCCGCCGCTGAGGAATACCTCAAAGGCCCAGGCGCAAGTCAGTAGTAGCTAACTTTCTTCTCCATGGTGTGCACACGTTGCACTTCGCCCCCGCGCTGACCATCGGCCCGGGGGCTTTTTATTTTGAGGTAAATCATGATTGGTTCAGGACCTGGCGGAATCGCCTTATTCACCGCTATCAATCATTGGCCATTGACGCGCCAACCAAAAAGCGTGTCGCCGGTGCGCGCTCATGAGCAGGGCAACGCTGTCGAAAGTCAAGAATTGCCAAGAGTCAAGAAAACTCTCGGCTTTACCGACTGGCGCGCCGTTCTCGGCGCAACGGACTCGAAAAAGGAATAGGTATCCCAATGGCAACAAACATGCTCGCAGCCCTGATGGGCGTGGATAAGCCAGTTGGGACCGGAATGGCCGAGCGAGCCAGGCAAGACCTGAGCGACCGCGCCTATCAACTCCATGTGAAAGAAGCCACGGCCAACGGTGAAACCCCGATGACCCGTGAGCAGTTCGCCGCCCGCAAGGGCTGATATTGATTCTCATGGCCTCGATTGAAAAACAATCAACCAAAATCAAAGGCGGTGCGCGGCCTGGTGCTGGCCGCAAGAAGGGCACGCCCAACAAGCGCACGGCTGAGGTGGTGAAGGCTGTAGAGGAATCCGGCCTGACGCCGCTTGAGTACCTGCTATCCGTGATGCGTGATGAGGAAACAGACCAACGTGAGCGCCTGAATGCGGCGAGCATGGCCGCGCCCTATGTGCATGCCAAGCTGTCCAGCATCGAGCTGAATGCGAAGGTGGCGGTCCACGAGGAATCGCTAGACGATCTGGCCTGATGGACGCGAAGGAGCGGGCAATTCGGCAGCGGCTGAAGGATGACTTCGCGCACTACGCAAGCAAATGCCTAAAGATCCGCACCAAGTCTGGCAAGGTTGTCCCGCTTGAGCTGAATGAGGCCCAGCTGTACATACATCAGCGGGTAGAGGAGCAGCGCGCAAGGACTGGCAAGGTCAGGGCGATTGTCCTGAAGGGCAGGCAGCAAGGGTGTTCAACGTACATCGAGGGGCGCTTTTACTGGCGCGTGTCACATACCCGCGGCGTTCGGGCTTTCATCCTGACGCACGAGGAAGAGGCGACAAACAACCTTTTCGAGCTGGCAAACAGGTATCACGAGAACTGCCCAGGCCCGGTAAAGCCCAGCACCAGCGCTTCAAACGCCAAGGAGTTGCACTTTGACAAGCTGGACGCCGGCTACAAGGTCGGCACGGCTGGGAACAAAGCGGTAGGGCGCAGCTCCACGGTGCAGCTGTTCCACGGCTCTGAGGTGGCCTTCTGGCCCAACGCGCAGCAGCATGCGGCCGGCATCCTGCAGGCCATACCTGATGAGCCAGGCACAGAGGTTTTCAAGGAATCGACGGCCAACGGCGTTGGCAACTACTTCCACAAGGAGTGGCAAGACGCTGAGGCTGGGCTATCTGAGTACATAGCAATCTTCGTGCCTTGGTACTGGTCGGCCGAGTACCGCAAAGAGGTTCCGGAAGGCTTCACGCTCGATGCTGACGATGAACAGTACATGGAAGCCTACGGGCTTGACATGGAGCAGATGGCGTGGCGCCGCGCCAAGATCATTGAGCTGAAGGACCCGATCCTTTTCAAGCAGGAATATCCGGCCACCGCAGCTGAGGCCTTCCAGGTGTCCGGGGTTGATCCATACATTCAGGCGGAGACAGTCCTTGCGGCTCGAAAGATCGAGGTAGAGGCGGTAGGCGACAAGCGACTAGGGGTTGACCCGGCCAGGTTCGGTGATGACCGCACATCTATCTGTTTAAGGCAGGGCCGCAAAGCTCACTGGATCAAGAGCTATAGCAAGAAAAGCACGATGGAGGTTGCAGGCCTCGTGGTCATAGCGATCAAGGAGACCGGAGCCGTCCAGTGCGCAATCGATGTAGGCGGCTTGGGCGCCGGTGTTTACGACCGAGTGAAAGAGATTGTTTCAAGCCCTGAGTGGAAGGGGCCGGACTGCGATGTAGTCCAGGTGAATAGTTCCGAATCCCCAATTGACGCGACGAAGTACTTCAACAAGCGTGCGGAGATGTGGGGACTGACCAAAGAATGGCTGATAGCCCAGCCGGCTCAAATCCCGGACAGCGACGAGTTGCAGGCCGATCTAACACAGATCCGCTACTTCTACGACAGCAACAACGCGCTGAAGATGGAAAAGAAAGAAGACATGAAGAAGCGCGGGCTCAGGTCTCCAGACATGGCCGATGCGCTTGGGCTGACCTTTGCGAAGCCGCTGAAGAAAAAGCCAGCGACGAAACCACCGCCACCCAGGATACCCAGCAAACAAGGCTGGATGGGCTGACCAAACAACGAACAAATGGCAAAACCTCAAAAAACATCAGCAGACGAGCTTCTCGTCAGGGAGGCTCACGAAGAGTTCGCCCTGTGCGAGGACCGCGAGTCGCTGACGCGCCCGCTATGGAAAGAGGATTTGCGCTTTGCCAATGGCGACCCGGACAACGGTTACCAGTGGGAAGACAACATGCGCAAGCAGCGCGAGTTGGACAAGCGCCCTTGCCTCACGATCAACAAGGTCAAGCAGCACAACCGCCAGATCACCAACGACGCCCGGCAGAACAAGCCGAGCATTCGCGTTTATCCAGTTGATGACGGGGCCGACAAGAAGACCGCCGAAGTGCTGAATGGCGTGATCCGCCACATTGAGGCCAATTCCAACGCGGACACGGCCTATGACACAGCCGGTGAGTTCGCCGTTGATGCTGGTTTGGGCTACTGGCGCGTGACGACCGACTATGCGGCTGATGACACGTTCGACCAGGAAATCTACATCAAGGCGGTGGCAAACCCGCTGAATGTCTACCTTGGCCGGCACGTTGAGGCTGACGGGTCTGACGCAAAGGTTGGCTTTGTCTTCGAAGACCTGCCAAAGAAGGAGTTTGAGAACAAATACCCGGACTGCGAGGCCATCGGCTGGCCCACTGACGAGGGCACGAGCTGGCTGAGCAAGGATACGATTCGCGTCAGCGAGTATTTCAAGATTGTTGAGGAAAACGACACGCTGTTCGCCGGTCCTGATGGTCAGACCATAAAGGCGTCTGACATTACCGACAAGGACATGTTGGCCGCGCTGAAGGCAGACCCAGGCATCAAAAGTCGCAAGATTGTCTCGCGCAAGTGCAAGTGGTATCTGATTGCAGGAGATCAAATCCTGGACCGTCGCGATTGGCCGGGCAAGTACATCCCCATCGTGCGCGTCGTCGGCGATGAGGTGGAGATTGATGGAAAGGTAGACCGCAAGGGCCATACGCGGGCGATGAAAGACGCCCAGCGGATGTACAACTTTTGGTCAACGGCTGCTGTTGAGTACGGCGTGCTGCAGGGAAAGCAGCCCTACCTGGCGCCTCGGGAGGCTATCGAGGGCTATGAGCAGCAGTGGGACAACCTCAACTCCAGCACCGACCCATACGTGCCTTACAACTCGCTGGATGAACATGGTAACGTAATCCCCCCGCCGCAGCGCCAACAGCCGCCAGTAACAGCGCCGATGTACATGGAGGGCATGCGCGTAGCCTCCGAAGAAATGAAGATGGCGAGCGGCCAGTATGACGCTTCTTTGGGCGCCAAGTCGAACGAAACGTCGGGCCGGGCCATCATGGCAAGGCAGCGCGAGGGCGATAACGCCACGTTCCACTTCATTGACAACGTTGCCCGATCCATTCGCTTTACCGGGCGGATTTTGGTTGACCTGATCCCCAAGATCTACGACACCGCCCGCGTTGTTCGGATACTGGGCGAGGATGGCAAAGAGGACAAAGTCCATATCGACCCGCAGCAGAAAGAGGCGATCAAGCAACAGGAAGACCAGAGCGGGATCAAGGAAATCTATAACCCAGGCGTCGGCCGCTATGACGTGATTGTCGCGGTCGGCCCGAGCTACGGCACGAAGCGTCAAGAGGCCTTCCAGGCGCTGACCGAGATTTCGAGCCGCAATCCTCAGTTGATGACGGTTGCCGGCGATCTGATTATGAAGGCCGCCGACTTCCCGATGGCCGAGCAGATTGCAGAGCGCCTAGAGAAGACCTTGCCACCCAACTTGCAAGACAAGAAGGACGGCGAAGAGGAAGTACCGCCCAAGGCCCAGGCCGAGATCGCGCAACTCACGCAACACAGCCAGCAGCTTGAGGGCGCACTGAACAACGCCGCGGCTGAGGTTGAAAAGCTCGAAGCCGAGAAGAACAGCAGGCACGAAGAAACTGAGATTGCCCGCATCGAGGCCAACACCAGGGCCTATGAGGCGATCACCAAGCGGCTGCAAGTCCTTGGCCCATTGCTGAATCCGGTAGAAGTCCAGGCGCTGGCCGATGAAACCAAGCGCGAGGCGATGGAACAGCCAGATCCTGGCAGACCGCCCGCTGAAACCATGGGCCGCCCGGAAGACGCCGGAACGCCCGAACAGTTAGAAACACCACAAGCACCCGAGGGTGCTTTTTTTACGCCTGGACAGACCGAGCAACCCGAGCAGGTCGAATCGTAAGGCCAACCAACACCACGAAAGCCGCCTGTTAACTCAGGCGGCTTTTTTCATGTCCGCACTCGTCCGGTTTGGCGAGGCTCAATCCCTTGGGTAATCCATGAACGAAGAGACGATTACAGCGACCCCGGCTGCGCAGGACCCTGCGGAACAGGTGCAACAGGTCGAAAACACAACGCCGGAATCGACCACCGCGCAAACGCAGGAAAACACGCCAGAGCCGACCGATCCCGAGGCCCCCAAAAAGGAGCCATGGTTTCAAAAGCGCATTGGTGAGTTGACCCGCGAGAAGTATGAGGCAAGGCGAGAGGCGGAGACGCGTGCCGAGGAATTGGCACAGCTCCGCGAACAGCTCGCAAGGCAGCAGCAAGGCGACACCACAGAGCAACCCCGGGGCGACGTGCAAACGCTTGTCCAGCGGGAAGCCGAACGGATCGTGGCCGAGCGCTCATTCAACGATGCATGTAACAAGGTCTACGCAACCGGCAAATCGGAGTTTCCGGACTTCGACAAGGCGGTCGCAAATCTTCAGTTGGTCGGTGTTAGTCGGGAATTTCTCGAACTGACGGCGACTGCTGATGCTGGGGCAAAGCTCCTCCACCACCTTGGAACGGACCTCGACGAAGCGGCGCGGATTGCAAGCCTTCCGCCTCTGCAAATGGCCCGCGAACTTACCCGGCTCGAAATAAAGCTGGGCCAGACGCAGGCCAAGCCGACCTCCAACGCACCTGCGCCTTTGACGCTCGTTAACGGCACGAAGGGCGGCGCCAAGTCGCCGTCCGAAATGACCGATGCCGAGTTTGCCAAGTGGCGCAAATCGCAAATCGCTCAACGTTCTTAAGGAAATATCATGGCAAACAGTCTCGTCACCATCGACATGGTGACTCGCGAAGCCCTGCGCATCGCACACGAAAAGAGCCAATTTATTGGCACTACCGACCGACAGTACGACGATTCATTCGCCAAAACTGGCGCAAAGATTGGCTCGACTCTGCGCGTGCGCAAGCCGAACCAGTATTCGCGCACGACTGGCTCCCGCGTCATGGACGTGCAGGACCAGGGCGAACAAACCGGCACGATCACTGTCGCAACGCAGGATCACGTCGATATGCGGTTCAACTCTGCCGAGTTGGCCCTGTCTATCGATGAGATCAGCAAGCGCTACATCGAGCCGGCAATGTCCGTTCTGATCTCCGGCATCGAGTCGGACTACATCGCCGCGATGACCAAGGCGACATACAACGTAGCCGGCACGGCAGGCACCCCGCCTGTTGACCTGGTTGCCGTGGGCGCAGCTCGCGCCAAGCTCAATCAGTACCTTGCCCCGAAAGACGGCAACCGCTTTATCCAGTGTGACTCGGTCACGATGGGCGGCATGGTCAATGGTCTGAAAGGCCTGTTCCAGGACAGCACGCAGATCAAGGACCAGTACCGCGAAGGCATGATGGGCCGCACGGCAATGGCCGACTGGTACGAGAACGACCGCATGTGGACCCTGACCAACGGCAGCGACGTGACCTGCACCATGGCCGCGGCTGCTGCTGTTGTCGATGGCGGCAATGTGATGACGATGGCTTCGCTGGCCGCTGCTCCCGCAGTCGGCGCGGTGTTCACCATCCCCGGCATCTACGCCTGCCATCCTGAGACGAAGGCGGCCTATCCAAGCCTGCAGCAGTTCACCATCACCAACGGCACGACCACGATTCAAACCGTGTCTCCGGCCATCTACCTGACCGGCCCACGCCAAAACGTGTGCTCGGCAGCTGGTGCGAAGCTGACTACGGCAAGTTTCGACGGCACCAGCATTGTCCCGGTGTTCGTCGGCGCCGCCTCTACGTCCTACGTGCAGAACCTGATGTACCACAAAGAGGCCTTCCAGTTCGTGACGGCCGACCTCCCGCTGATGGCTTCTTCCGAGAAGTGCGTGCGCCGCGTCCAGGATGGCCTGTCGCTGCGCGTGTGGCAGGACTCCGACATTCGCAATGACGAGCTGCTCATGCGTATCGACATTCTGTACGGCTTCGCAGCCCTGCGCCCTGAGTGGGCCTGCCGCATCACCAGCTAACAAACGGGGCTTCGGCCCCTTACTTCTTTAAAGGAATCATCATGGCTTCTACTACCGCTCAAAACTACGAGCAAGTCAGTTACAACGGGCCCAACCTTGCGCAACACCGCGCCAAGGCAAACGTTCACATTGGCGATGCCGTAGCAACCCGCACGCTCCTCGCCAAGGAATCCGGCGCCCTGTGCCACTTCGACGCAGCTGCAGGCGTGGTCTACACCCTGCCAGCCCCCGTGATTGGGATGGAGTTCAAGTTCATCACCACTGTGTCTTGCACGAGCATCTCGCACAAGATCATCACGGACGCGGCTACCACGTTCTTGTTGGGTGAGGTGTTCATGTACACCACGGCGACGGCCAGCGGCGCGGGTTTTGCCTTCAACGGCACGACTCACGTTGCATGCACATCGAACGGCACGACCACTGGCGGCTTGATCGGCTCGATCATCACCGTTCGTGCTTTGTCGTCTACCCAGTGGTTCATTGAAGGCGCAATGGTCGGCTCCGGCACCATCGCGACGCCTGCCGCTACGTCCTAAGCAACCGGCCCGCCTCTTGATGGGGCGGCCTTTCTTCTGGAGATCCCGATGATTTTTATGACGCACCCCAAGCATGGCGCGATGAACGTTTATTCGCCCGTCGAGGCCACGGAAGCCAAGAAAAACGGATGGGTAGAAAGCACTCCGGAGAAATGGCTTGCGTCCAAGCCCGGAAGTGTTGATGCGCCCGAACAGGCCGAAGAGGTTGCCGAGCCGCAAGAAGACGCGCCAGTCGAACGCAAAAAGCCGGGGCGCAAGCCTAAAGCATGAGCACCGTAGCCGAAGTTCTCGCCTGGGCGTTGAAAGACGCTGGAATCAGAAGCGAGGGCAATGCCGCCTCTCCGGAGTCTACGAGCGATGGCTATGAGACTCTAAAGCAGATGCTCGCGCTGTGGCAGGTCGATAACGTTTACGTCTATGCGCTGACGGAAAACTCTTTTAACCCCACGGGCGCATTGTCATACACAGTGGGGGCGGCCGGAACCATACCTATTACGCGGCCTCCGCGCATCGAGTCCGCATTTTGGCGGTCAGGTGGGCTGGATTCACCTATCGAAGTGCTGCAAGACCCGGCCAAGTATGACGCGATTTCGCAGAAAACACAGCCTGGAGATCCGCAGTACCTGTTTTACAACCCGAGCTATTCGCTTGGAACGCTTTACCTGTATCCCCAGCCATCGACCGGAACCGTCTACTTCAAGACGCAAACCCCGTTTCCTGCGCTGGCAAGCGAGGCCGCAGAGCTGACGCTTCCGCCCGAATACGTGCTACCTATTCGCACCAGCTTGGCCGTGATGATGGCCTCCATGTGGGGTGCCCCGCCAATCCCGGAAATTGCCGCCATCGCAACATCTTCCTGGAAGATCGTAAAACGCAACAACCTGCGAATCAAGCCGCTAGGCACGCCCGAAGAACTGCCGGGACTTCTTCGCTCAAGCATTTTGACCGGCTGATGATAGTCAACTACGGCAAGGAATTCGGCTTTCACCGAGCCAAGGTAGACCGCCTGCACGCGCATGTGAACACGCTTCCCCAAGTCGATTGCCCCGTGCGGCATTTCTTCGCGCCTGGCCTGTTCGCAAGGGAAATCACGATACCCGCAGGGGTTGTGCTGATCGGCGCCGTGCACAAGACGGAAAACCTCGCCGTGCTGTCAAAAGGCCGGATCGTTCTCGCCACGCCAGCCGGCCCGGTAGAGATTTCCGCCCCGCACACCTTGACCGTGATGCCGGGCGACAAGAACAGCGCCACGGCGCTTGAAGAGTCGGTCTGGACCAACTTCTGGCCGAACCCCGACAACGAGAAAAACACCGACTTGCTGATCGAACGACTCAGCGAGTCCAAGGCCTCCGACCTGATCGGGGGTTCGACAAACACACAGCTGGCCGCGAACCGAGCCGCAGAATTGGAGGCCTGATTATGTCTATTGGACTTGCAGCAGGCGGTATTGCATCCGCCCTTGGCGCAGGCGCGGGAGTGTCTTCCATCGTCAGTGCCGTGGCTCCTTCGCTGGTTAGCGGATTGATGCAGGGCGATTCTGCCGAGACGGCTTACGGCTCTCAAGCAGCCGGCGCAGAGCAGGGCAACGCCACACTCCGGGAGAATTACGCCCAGACGCGCCAGGACATGCAGCCGTACACCACTACGGGCATGCTGGCGAACAACAAACTCGCCCAGGGCTTGGGGCTGGTGGAAACCTTCAACAACCCGCAGGCAGAAGCCGAAATCAACCGGCTGGCAATGCTCAATGCTGGCGGCCGTACCCCAACAGCCCAAGACCTCGCCGCAGCTCGCGAGCAGGTCCGCGCCGGCTGGGGCGCTCAGGTTGACCCCAATGCCGCGTTTCTTACCAAGCAATTCGATGCTACGGACCTTGCCAAAGACCTGCCCTACCAAAACGGCCTTCAATGGGGCCTGGATGAGGGTACGAAGGGTATCAACAACCAGGCCGCGGCATCCGGTAGCCAGCTGTCCGGCGCGACCCTGAAAGCCTTGACCCGCTTCGGCAACGACTACGCCACCACCAAGACGGCGGGGGCTTATGACCGTTTCACCGGGCGCCAAAACCAGCAGTACGGCATGCTGTCGGGCACCTCAAACACTGGTCAGCAAGCAGCCGGGACCGTGTCTCAAGCTGGGCAGGCCACGGCAAGCGGCGTAGCGTCAAATCAGGTTGGACTCGGCAATGCGCGGGGCGCTTCCGATATCGCGCAGGGCAATGCGCTGGCTGGCGGCATTAGCGGCGCCGTCAATAACGTGCAGGGCAACAAGCTGATTGACGCCTTGGGTGGCCGCGGGTCAAGTGGAACAGTTCGAGCCACCGGTTACGGTTCTTCCGAGCCCTATCCCGGCTACTACGCTTCTATAGGGCTCTAATCATGCCAATCGACGCAGGAATCTATGGGGCTATCCAGACCCCGAAGCAGACCAATCCGCTTGAGCAGTATGCCCAAATGCAACAGCTCCAATCCGGCCAGAATCAAAACCGCCTGGCTGAGCTGATGTTTAGCGAGAAGCAGCGTGAATCTGCCGGTGACAACGAACTCGCCAAGCTGCTTGCCGCTGGCAAAACTCCGCAAGACGTAGCCGCAGGCCTTGCCGGCGCCGGGTATGGCCGTCAATCGATGGCCTACACCAAAGCCCAGCAGGATGCCGCCAAGCAGCGCGCCGAAATCGACAAGGACACTGCCACGTCCAAAAAGACCGCGCTTGAGGCTGCAAACCTCGCGCTGACCCAGCATCGTGACATGCTGAACACGATCAACGACCCCAATTCCGCCAAGCAGTGGATCACGGCTGCATATCAAAACCCGGACACAAAGGCCATTTTCGAGAAGATGGGGCCGCTTGAAGTTGCATTGCAGCGCTTTGACCAGGGGGTTACCACGCCCGAGGCCTTTGCGAAGTGGAAACAGCAAGCATCCTTGAATGCTCAGGAGCTGGTGAAGTACACGACGCCGGATGCTAATGCGGTGCTGTCGGCCAACACTTCGACCGAGAACAATAAGCGCACTGTGGGCGCGTCTTATGCCAATGCCGCAGCTGTTCGAGCCACCGCAGACGCCACCCGCGCCGCAGCCGGAATGCAGCGCGACCGCGATACGGAAATGAAGATCGCCGATGACTACCGCGCCCAGTCCAAGGATTTCAAGGCCGTAGGCGATGCCTACAAGCAGATCAGCGCCACGCTGGACAAGGCCACCACGTCACCGGCCGCAACGCTGGCCGCTGCTACCAAGTTCATGAAGCTGCTGGACCCTGGCTCTGTGGTGCGCGAGTCTGAGCTTGGCATGGCCCTTGCTGCTACCGGTGTGTTTGATCGCGCATCGAATTACTTCAACACCCTGCAACGCGGCCAGGTGCTGACCGAATCGCAGGCCAAAGACTTCAAGAACATCACGGCTCAGATTTATGGTGCGGCCCAGGCCGGCCAAAAGCAAATCGACGAAAGCTATAAGCAACAGGCCAAAACCTACGGCTTGCGCCCCGAGATGATCGTGCAAGACCTGGGCCAAAACACGCCGGCAGCTGCGCCAGCACAAGCCCCCTCCGCTTTGCCCAAGGGCTGGTCCGTAAAGGTCAACTAAATGCCCACCTTTGAATTCACCTCTCCCGAGGGAAAGAAGTACAGCGTTGATGGGCCTGATGGCGCCACCAAGGAGCAGGCGTTTCAGATCCTGCAAAGCCAGATCGGCGGCAACACGATTGCCAAGACGATTGAGAACGACGCGATCAGCACTGGCGCGAAAAACTTCACCAAGGACATGAGCTTTTTGGAGAAGTTCAATGCCGGGGCCGGGAAGGCGTTCAACGACATTGGACAGGGCGTCGGCCAGCGAATGGGCCTTGTGTCAAACGAAGATGTGAAGGAAACGCGCCGGCTTGATGCGCCTTTGATGAAAACCGGCGCCGCTAAGGCCGGAAACATCGGCGGTAACGTTGCGTTGCTGGCCCCGGCCGCCCTCCTTCCCGGCGCCGCTACCGTTCCCGGCGCGGCTATCGTCGGCGGCATTGTTGGTGCGTTGCAGCCGTCCGCCAGCACGGGCGAGGCATTCCTCAATACTGGCATGGGCGCTGCTGGTGGTGCTGGTGGGCAGTGGCTTGCAAATAAGGCCGCAGGCACTGCCGCATTCCAAGAGGCCAACAACCTTACCAAGGCCATGCAGGGCTCACAGAAAGCGCTCGCCGGCAAAGAGGCGGTCAGGGCCGGGTATGTCATCCCTCCCGAGGACTTGGGCGGCGGCATGGCCACCAAGATACTTTCTGGCGCGGGCGGAAAGATTAAGACCGCCCAGGTTGCCAGCGAGCGCAACCAGGCCGTCACGAACAACCTAGCCAAGCGCGCACTAGGGATTGCCGAGGACGCACCGCTTTCCGGTAAAGCACTCGCCGCCATCCGGGCCGAAGCTGGCAAGGCTTACGACGTGGTCAAGGGCAGCGGCACTGTCGCTGCCGACAAGACCTATGTGAAGGCGCTGGATGACATCGCTTCGCAATTCACTACCGCCTCCCGAGACTTCCCCGGAGCCGTAAAGAGCGAGATTCCAGACCTTGTGACCGCATTGAAGCGGCCATCTTTCAGCGCCGATGGCGCCGTCGAAATGACCAAGATCCTGCGCGCCGAGGCTGATGCCGCTTTTGCCAAGGGCGACAAGGGCGAGGGCAAGGCCATCAAGGAAGCCGCGGATGTGATCGAGGGCATGCTTGAGCGCCACCTTACGGCGTCCGGCATGCCTGATGCCCTCAAGGCCTTTCAGGATGCCCGCAAGACCATTGCCCAGACCTACACGGTGCGCAAGGCTCTGAATGGCGCGACTGGCGACGTTTCGGCAAAGGTGTTGGCAACACTGGCAGAAAAAGGCAAGCCGCTTTCCGGCGGGTTGGAAACTATCGCCCAAGCTAACCAAGCGTTCCCGAAGGCAACGCAAATGCTGAAAGAGGCGCCGAAAACCCTCAGCCCTCTCGATGTTGCATGGGCCGCCATGAACGGCCCCGTCATGGGTGCCGCATCACTGGGTGCGCGTCCCGCAGCTCGCGCTGCGCTACTGTCCGGCCCCATGCAGCGCAACATGCTGGCGAATGCCGGCAAGCCTCAAGAAGTGAATCAGTTGGTGCGCCTCATGAGTAATGAGGACTTGATGATGCCGCTGGGTATCGCTGGTGGATTGTCCGGCGCTAACGCGTTGGCAAATCGTTAGTACTTAACGATGAGGGCGATGAGGCCGATGGTGCCCCATATGGTGAACATTCCCAGAAGGGCGAATTTCCAAGGGTGTTTCTTCTGAATTGACCGGTCGTAAAGGAGCGATTTTACGCTCCCGTCCGGGATCAGTCGAGATAGACCGAGCGCCAAAAAGTAAGCGGTTCCGAAAAACAGCAGCGCGCCGACCGATTTAAGCGCAAGAGCAATAACCCATTCCATACCGCAATTTTAAGCCGCCCTCGGCAACTTGGGCGGCTTTTTTCATTTCAGGACAACCATGCCAGTAGCCGATCTTTTTGGGGTGAGCCAGAAAGGGAAATCAAGCACAGTCACGTCTCAGCGCCACCTGAATCTGTACGCCGAAATCATCCAGGATGCGGAAAAAGCCCGAGTTGTTTACTACGGCACGCCCGGATTGTTACTTTTCACCAGTTTTGGCGATACCCCGATTCGCGGCTGGATCGCGGTTGGGGACTTCATCTATGCGGTGCATCGCGGGGTGTTTTGGGAGGTCAATAACGCAGGCGTGAAGACCAACCGCGGCACGCTGACAAGCACCTCGGGCCGGGTGCAGATGGCTTACAACGGCACGCAGATTGCGATTGTTGATGGCTTGCTGGCCGGGTTTTACAACTACACCATAGCCACGACAACGCTTGCATCGGTCACAACCAACGTCATCGGCACGCCCATTGACGTGACCTTTCAGGATGGTTACGGGCTCCTTGCCTACGCTGACGGGAAGTTTCAAAAGACTGCATCCTACGCCTTCCAGACTCTGGACGCGCTGGAATATGCCACGGCGGAAAGCAACCCGGACGGCCTGCTGCGCGTCATCGCGGATCACGGAGAGGTGGTTCTTGCCGGTTCCGAGACGGTGGAGTTTTGGGGCAACACGGGCGCGCAGGATTTTCCGTACAGCAATCAGCGGGGCTCTACGCTCGAATTCGGCCTTGCCGCGCCTTGGTCATTGGTGAAGTACAACGACAGCCTGGCAGGCCTGTTCAAAAACCGCATGGGGCAGGTTCAGGTGATGGTGATGGCCGGTCACGCGCTGCGCAAGATCAGCGACCCGGAGCTTGATTACAAGATCAATAACTACGACTCGGTTTCCGACGCCACGGCATACGCCTACCTCCTGGGCGGGCATCCCATGTATGTACTCAACTTCCCGGCCGAGGGGAAGTCGCACATGTACGACGCAAGTACAAACATGTGGACAGAACTTGAATCGGGCTTGAGTGGTGGGCGTTATCTCGGGGCTTTGCACGTTGACTACCTCAACAAACCCAGAATCGCGGACTACGCGAACGGGAATATCTACACCCTCGACGCTGACACCTACACCGACAACGGGACGGCGATACCTCGGGAAATCATCAGCAAGCACTTCAACAACGGCATGCAGATGGTCAAGGTCAGCAAGGTGCAGGTTGACTTCGAAACGGGTGTAGGGCTGATTTCCGGTCAGGGCTCAGACCCTCAAGCCATGATGCAGTTCTCCAAGGACAACGGGCATACCTGGAGCAATGAAGCCTGGGTGACCATCGGGGCAATCGGCACCTACCTGACCCGCGCCATCTGGTGGCGTCTTGGGGCTGCGAGGGACCGGGTTTTCAAATTCAGGATCACCGACCCCGTGAAGGTGGTGATTGCCGGCGCATCCATTGACGCGAAGGTTGGTAAATGAACAACCGCCCGCCGCTCAGTGAGTCGCTTGAGGGACCAGCTCCAAGTAACGGCTGGTCGAACTGGTTTACGCAAGTCTTCCTCGGCCTGCCTTGGAAAAAGGGCATCAACTTCACCGCGACGGTAGACATAGGGGCAACCGGCCCCCAATCGCAATCAGCAACAGCGGTCACCGTTGTGGGCGCACGCGTGGGTGATGCCGTGCAAATTGCTCCTACCGCTGACACCAGCGGAATGATTTACACGGGTGTGGCTACGGCTGATGACACCGTGACCATTTACGCGAAGAACTTCACCGTGGGTTCCATCAACCCGGCGCCGCAGGTTTTCCGAATCATCGTTCTCCAGAATTAAGGGCAAGCTATGGCAGTTCTATTCTCCCCATGGGGCAATCAGCAATTTCTCAACGACAGCGGTAACGCTGCGGTTGGCTGGAAGATCTACAGCTATGCAGCCGGCTCCAGTACGCCCTTGGCGACCTACACCGATTCAGCCGGTGGCACGCCTCAATCCAACCCCATCGTCCTTGATTCCCTCGGCTTCCCCACGGTTGGGCAAATCTGGCTTACCTCGGGACTGTCCTACAAACTGGTGTTGACTGATGCCTCTGGCGTCGTCAAGAAGACCGAGGACAACATAACCGGCGTCACCGGTACAAGCAGCGTGACCCAGTGGCAAGCATCAGGCCTCACGCCTACCTATGTCAGCGCCACCAGCTTCACCCTTTCCGGCGACCAGACGAGCGAATTCCAGCCGGGCCGCAGGCTGCAAACCACGAACACCTCGGGCACCATCTATTCCACGATTGTGACCAGTGCCTACGGGGCCTTGACGACGGTTACTGTGGTCAACGATTCGGGTGTTTTGGATTCCGGGCTGTCACAGGTGAGCTACGGGTTTTTGACCGCGACAAACTCGTCTGTGCCCGTGACCGCCCCGGTATTCAGGGCTTACGCCAGCGCCAGCCAGTCGATTACCAACAACGTTGAAACGAAGTTGAATCTCAACACCGAGAGCTACGACAGCCACGGATATTTCGACGCAACTACGAACTACCGATTCACGCCACTGGAGGCGGGTTATTACAGAATCAGCGGGCTGGTGCGGTTTTCCGCCGCCGCGGCAATCGGCATTGTCTACGCGACGATCTACAAAAACGGCACGTCATACAGTCGTGGACAGGAGTTCATCAACATCAACCAGGCGTCGGGCGCCGTCTCCATTGATGACGAGATTTTCTTTAACGGCACCTCGGACTACATCGAGTTGTGGGGGCTGGTCAACGGAACCACGCCAATCTTCCAGGCCCTGACTGCCGCCGTTACCTCGCGCCTTACTGGCTCCTTCATCAGGAGTGCGTAATGGACCTCTACAGCCAGATTACGGCGGTTTATCCCGAGCTGGCCGGGATGCCCTGGCTGTTCTCCGATGGGACGATTTCGCTTCAAAACAGCGGATCTGGCGACTTCATCGCGACGTGGAATTATTCCAAACCTCAACCCACGCAGGCACAGCTTAACGCGGCCGTTGCGCCACCACTGAGCAAGGATGACCGCCGTGCGGCCGTTCTTGCCCCGCTGGGCCTGACGCTCGATACAAAGTGGCAGCTGTATTCAGGCATGGCGGGGATGCTCGCACTCGGGGCTCTGGAGGGGAAAAACCAAGCCCAGATGTACACCGAAAACACTGGATTCAGGAATGCGTTTAACGCCCATACCGCATTAACCGCAATCGACAACGAAGCTTAAGTACAACAGGAGACGGCGCAGCATGAGTCCACCACCTCAAGACACAAATCACGCCGATAACCAACTTAGGTTTTTGGAAATCGAAAAGAAGATTGACGCCAATACGGCAGTTACTGAAAAACTGGCTGCTGACACCGCCGATCTTCTGGAGATGTGGAAAGACGCCGGGGTGTTCTTCAAGTGGATGCGCAGGGCGGGGAAATTCGTAGTTTCACTTAGCAAGTTCTTGCTGGGTATTGGTGCTTTGTATGCGATCTGGAAACAATGGTGGGGGCCGAAATGAAAGCTTTATTGATTTCTCTGGTGCTGCTGACCGGCTGCGCCACTGGCGTGACGATGGACAAAGACGAAGAGGCGGCATGCAAGGCCGAGGGCTGCACCGCATGGACCACTCGCGAGCTGACCGGGTTGGCGCGCAAGTTTTACAACGAAGGCTACAAGGCCGGCGTGAATTCGATTTAAGGGGCAAAGAATGTTTGAACTATTGGGCTTGGTTTTTGGTGGCGTTTCCCGCTTGGCGCAGCACTGGCTTGAGTTAAAGGACAAGGACAAAGAGCGCTTGCACGAGGCCGTGATGTATGACAAACAACTCGCGTTAGCCGATAAGCGTTTTGAGCATGACGCCGACTTGCGCAGGATGGATGCGGCGTCAGCCGATGCGACGGCGGAATGGAGCGCCCTGACTGCGGCTGTACAGGCCCAAGCTGCAGAAGCCCAAGCCGCGGGCGGCTGGGTTGCCAAACTCTCGGCCAGCGTGCGGCCCATGGTCACATACTGGCTGCTTGGCCTGTATTCGCTCTCAAAGATCTTCGCCATCTGTGTTGCACTCAAGGCCAATGAGCCTTTTTTGCTGGCCGTCAGCGGGGTTTACGGGGAGGCTGATGCGGCGCTGTTGTTCAGCGTCCTTTCGTTCTGGTTCATGGATCGCAGCCTGCGCAAACGCCAATGACTGACTGGCGCGAACTTTGCATGCCGCTGGTGTCGGTGTTCGAGGGGTGCGAAAAACGCCTGCATGGGCTGATTTACCCCTACCTTGACAAGCTGGCAAAGCCTCCGGTTTGGACCCGCGGCTATGGACGCACCTACGGGATTACAGGGGATAGTGAGCCTATTACGATGGCGCAGGCCAAAGACGAGCTAAAGGCGGGGCTCGGAACCTATGGCGCCCGCTGCGCTGCTTTCGCTCCTGTCCTGATGACAAAGCCCGAATGCATGGCCGCAGTGACAAGCTGGGCCTGGAACTGCGGAACCGGGGCGTTTAAGGTTTCTCGTCTGCGCAAAGCGATAAATGATGGTCGGTGGTCAGACGCGGCCCAGCTCATCCGCAAGCCAAACACGGCGGGCGGCGTGACGCTCAAAGGCTTGACTCGCAGGCGAGAGGCGGAGCGGACATTGTTTTTGCTCGGCGGCGAATGACCTAGGACTTGTCCCGGTAGTACAGCCAAAACAGCAGGATCACCCCGGCCACGAACACCGCCCCTGTAATGCCGAGTTCAAACGGCGACATCGATTTCAATATTTCCATGACTTACTCCCAAGTAAGTCAATCAATCTATCACCCTGAAATATTAAAGGGTGTGATTAATTCCCCGATTGCACCAAAGGCCCGATTCAGCTATTCGCGTGCGCGGGAGTGTCCGCTATCATTTGGCGGATGATTTCCAACCTACAGGCCCTTAGAGCATTCGCGGCTCTGGCCGTGGTGTTCTATCACACCAACTACCTGATAAACGGAGCCCACACGTCCTTCCAGGGCGTGGCGCTGTTCTTCTGCATCAGCGGCTTCATCATGGTGTACGTGTCCCGGCAAAACACCGAGGACTTTTTGCTACGGCGCATCATTCGCATCGTTCCGGTGTACTGGTTCGCGACGATTGCATGCTTTTTCTTCGTGATGTTCGGGTTGAACAATGTGCCCTACGTCTGGCCGACCCTCTGGGGTTTTGCGACAGAGCGGCCCTATGGGCTGGTGCAGTGGGCCTACGCGCACTTTGGCCTCACGGACAGCGTCAAGACCGAGATGCTAAAAAGCCTGTTTTTCGTGCCCTACAAGAACCCTCAAGGCGACTGGATGCCGGTGCTGAGCGTGGGCTGGACTCTCAACCTGGAGATGTTCTTCTACGTGCTTTTCGCCGTCGCCCTCAAGATCAGTCGGACTTACGCGCCTCTAATCGTCGTGGGACTGCTGACCGTCCCCAAGGTGCTGGACCGCTACGGCTTCGGCCCCTATATCGAGTTTTACAGCCACATCTACACGCTGTGCTTCATGTACGGCATCGGGTGCTACTACGCATGGAAGACCATCCCCGAGGCTTGGTGCGTCAGGAACCGCCGCCCGATCACGCTGGGCGCTATCGTGGTGGGCGCGGTCTTCATCGTCCGCAACATCTATCCGCACTCGCTACCCGGGCCAACAGGGTTTGTGATAGACAGCATCCTCCTGTCCCTCACCTTCCTAACCGTGCTGGTCCTGCACAGCGCCGGCGTGCGGGTGAAGTCTAAAACCGCCCTCTTGCTGGGCGCGGCGTCGTACTCGATCTACCTTTTCCACCTGACCGTCCTTGCCACGCTCCAAACGATAGGGCAAAAGTGGCCGCTTTGGAACTTCTCGAGCAGCTTTGTCGGCATGGCCGCGGCAATGGTTCTGTCCGCGCTGGCCGGGGTGGTGGTCTACAAGCTGGTGGAGGTTCCGATAACCAGACTGCTTCATGGCTGGCTTGAGCGCCGGCCTACGGTATCGGCTATTGCGCCGCTTTCCCGGTAGGCCGATACGCTGGACGCAGCGCTGTAAAATGGGTTTCAGCTGGCCACCAAAAGCGCCGGGCCCCCCTCAATAACCCCCCGATTTTCACGCCGAACCGCATAAACAGGCGCTTGCCGTTGCCGGTCTCAGGCACCAGGGGTAAACCCCGAAAACTCCCTAATTTTCCTCCTCACGAGGAAAACTGAAGAGTTTCGCGACCTGGGCCGGGGGTATGATTCTCCAACTTTCCGCGCTGGGCGGAATAGTGCGGAGGTTTCCGCCCCCAATTTGCCCCCACAAATCCCCCCGTTTCATGGCCACCCCCAAGAAGACCGCCGCCGGCACCTGGCGCATCCAGATCGAGGTCGAAGGACAGCGCGATTCCAACACGCTGCCGACACGGCGCGAGATCGTGGAATGGGCCGAGCGGCGCAGCACCGAGATACGGGCGCTCGCCGGCGGCAAGGGAGGCACCGTCAAGACCCTGGGAGACGCCTTCAAGCGCTATGCGGAGGAGGTGAGTCCCACCCACCGCGGCGAGCGCTGGGAGATCGTCAGGCTGGCCGCCTACCAAAAGCCCGACTCCAAGCTGCCCTGCAAGAAGAAGCTGTCCGACGTCACCACGGCCGACCTGGCCGACTGGCGGGACGCGCGACTGAAGAAGCAGTCACGCGGGACCGTGCTGCGCGACATGGGCCTGGTCAGCGCCGTGCTCGAGCAGGCCCGGCTGGAATGGAAGTGGATCAAGGTAAACCCGATCAAGGATGTGCGCCGGCCGGCCAACCCTGACCACAGGGAAGTGCTGATCACGGGGCCCCAGATACGGCGCATGCTGCGCGCGCTGGGCTACGCGCGGGAGGTGCGCGGCGTCATGCAGGCCGTGGCCATGTGCTTCCTGATGGCGCTGCTGACTGGCATGCGGGCGGGGGAGCTGTGCGGGCTGACCTGGGCCAACGTGCGCGCCGACCATGTCCACTTGCCCATGACGAAGAACGGCAAGCCGCGGAACGTGCCGCTGGCGCCGGCCGCCATACGGGTCCTGGAGCGCATGAAGGGGTTCGACGCGGTGCTGGTATTCGGATTGAAGACGCAGAGCCTTGACGCCCTGTTTCGCAAGGCCAGGGCCCGCGCCGGCCTGGAGGGTTTCACCTTCCACGACTCGCGGCACACGGCGGCCACGCGCATCGCCCAAATGCTGAGCATCCTGGACCTGTGCAAGATGTTCGGCTGGACGAAGACCGACCAGGCGATGACCTACTACAACGAGAAGCCGGGCAAGATCGCCGCGCGGCTCAAGTAGGCGTTTTCAGGGCCTCGCGCTCTACCACCTCGGATAGCAACCATTTGCCGTCGGCGCCGGGCGTTGGCAGCTTGCCGGCGCGCACGCGCTCGGTCAGGGTCTTGCTGCAGATGCCGTACCGCGCGCACATGTCGGCCCGGCTCAGCCTGGCGCCGGTGTTCCTGGCCAGCAGCAGGAAGGCGCTGGTAAGCTGGTCCAGTCGTTCAAGTAATGCAGCTTCGCTCACGACTCCCTCCCCCTGATCCACTCAACAGCCAAAAACCCCAATAAGCAGAGCCCAAGGGCAATGCAAAGCAGTACCAGGGCAGCGGCAAGCAGAAATTGGCGCCACAGAGGCAGTCCTGCGAAAAACTCCCGGTAGAGGGAGGATGCTGCGGCTTTTAGGGCGGGGAGGGTCATGGGGCGCTCCAGTCGATCAGCTTGGTGGCGTAGCCCAGCATCTGCGGGTGCATCGGGTCGCCGCCCTTGGTGATGCCAAAAGCCATGACTGGCTTGCCGGTGCCGCGGAGAAGCGAAAGCAGCTCGTCAATCTCGTTGTGCATGGAGCGCGGCACTTTGCCTCTGTCGCCCCAGCACGGCACCAGGATGTCGGCCTCGCTGGCCATGGCGAGGATGTGGCGCTGGTTTTCCCGGCCAATGTCGAGCCAGCGCGTGGCTCCAGCAAGCGCCTTGACATCCTTGGAACGTAGCGGCCAGACGTTGCCGGCCATGAAGCGGCTACCGCCCCAGACCTTCGTGAAGCCGATCCATTTCTTCACGGTCTGGTCATCGATGGATGCGTCGGCCGTGCTCGGGTTGATGCCGAAGAAGGCATAGACCGGGCCTTCCATTGCGACAGTGCGCTCAAGGCGGTAGCGGTAGAGCCCGCATGGGCTGATAATCGCGCTCACCTCGGTTTCTCCCCATCCCCACCAGGGGCAGAACAGCTGATACCGCTAACGGGGTTGGGCCAGCCGAACTTGCGCATTGCGAGTACCCGGGCCAATACCATCGGGTCTTCGTCGGTCCAGACGTGGCCCTCGGGCGATACCAGCAGCCACTTGCTTGGTGGAATTCCGCGCAGCTTTTCGACCGCTTTTTCAAGGTCTGCTAGCTTCAGGGTGGTGGCTGGGCCAGTAGTGGCAGTGGTGTAGCTCATGAGCCCTCCTTGATACCGTGGGCGGCCTCGACGGCGCGGGCGAAAGCAATGCTTCGGCCCCAAGTTCCCCCCGGCGCCTTTTCGGCCATCTGCACAGCATGAACGCGGCAGATGTCTTCTATCCGCTCCTCCGTCAACGGCAGTCCCCGTACAGGTGCAGCGTAGAGGGGGATTCCAGCCTCAAGCCGGTCCTTGTAAACAGGCATATGGCCGCGACTTTCGAAGTTCTTGAGCGACACCGATTCGTAAAAACAAAAAGGCGCCGGCTCCTGCACTTCATCGGCGGCCTTTTCCATCCAGCTCGGCGCCCCTTGTGCTGCTGTAGCCTCACCAGCGGTAGCGGGCCGGTCAGGGCAGTCTTTTCTGGCGCAGGCCTCGCCGGGGATGCGGTCGTGGTGGCACGCCGGGCAATTTCCCCAACTTGCCACGCGAATCTTCGCCTCACCCCTGTCCTGCTGTCCTGCGGGTGGCTGGGGAGCGGCGACAGCGAGCAAATTACTCCATTGACGGCGTGCCCGTTCCTTTATTTCCCGCCGGTCGTTCTTCGATAAGCCACTGTCGGCAAGGTTGTATCCGGTGAGCAAGAGCGCTATCTCCGGCGTTGGCTCAATCGGCACAAGCGCCATCCCCTCGGGTATCGCTGCTACTGCTGGAGGCTGAGCGGCGAGGGCGGCACGGGCGTGAATGTCGGCATAGGCGAAAATGGTTTCCAGCGCTAGTTCTCGGTCTTCTTCTTCGTAATCTTCAAGCAGCTCCTCAATACCGATGGTCGGCTCATGCGGCGGTAGGACAATCGCCGCCAAAGCATCGGCTTCTGCAAACGTCCGTTGGGCTGGTGTCTGGGGTGTTGAGTTGGTCATTTCGGCCACCTTGGTTTGTGAGATTGAAGATAGCCCGGGGCGAACATGCATGGTTCGGCGCAGACCTTGAACAGGCGACCCCTGGGCAGCGCAAACATGCCGTAGATGGGGACGGCGCGAGGCAACGCTTTGGGCGGTGATGGTGCGGTCATGCGGCCTCCAAAAGTTGAGCTTGTTTGTTGTCTTCGAGCCATTGGTAAGCGCGCCTGCAGCCGATGTCAAAGTAAGCGGGCTCCAGTTCGATGTTGATAGACCGTCGCCCAGTCTCAAGGCAGGCTATTGCCAAGGTGGCGGAGCCGAAACAGTTGTCCAACACGGTTTGCCCGGGATGGCTGTAGGTCTGCACCATGTACCGCATCAGCGCCACGGGCTTTTGTGTTGGGTGCAGGCTGGATTGCTGTTTGTCGCTGGGAAACTTCAACACGCTGCGCGGGTAGCGCTCGGTGGAGTCGTAGGGCAATTCATCGAACGTCTGCGCGCCGTAGGTTGGCGTAGCATCCCGGCGCTTCGTGGCGGTCTTCCTGGTGTGTCCGCTGGTCTTGATCGGGTTGTAGACCGTCTGCTTGCGCGAGAACACCAGCACGTTTTCATGGGCCTTCATGGGGGCCTTCTTGGCATTCAGGTGCCCCGTGGGGTGTGATTTCTCCCAGATCCATTCATAACGCAGCATCGGCAGGTTTGACGCTCCTAGCACCTTGTCAAACGGCGTCTGGGCAGTCAGGACGAACGCGCCCCGGCACACGCGCAGGTATTCGCGCCACAGCGGCTCCAACGGAATCACGCTGTCCCATTTGTTTCGGGTAGTTCCGTAGGGCAAGTCGGCCAGCACCAGGTCAATGCTTTGATCCTGGATGCCCTTCATGACCTGCAGGCAATCACCCAGAAGCATGGTTTGTCCGCCGATTACAACCTCGTCCATCTCAGGCACCCCCACTCACGCCAGCTTGGTGGGCCATGGCGTCGTCTATGGCGGCGCGTAGGTCAGGGTGCGCCGAGGCATACAGCCCAGCGACTAGAAACGCAAAACCACTTCCGTCCCCTGGAACAATGGACACTGTCGCGCCGCGCTGTTGCAGCCAGTCCAGCCGCGCCGCATCCACCTGCACCTCCCCGCTGGCTGGGCGGCAATAAGGGCACTTGGCAGCGTTGTGGTGGTTGGTCGGGTCGAAGCCCAGCGTCTCGCAAATTGCGCGCATGTCGGGCTCTTGTGGCGCACGCACTGGAACTGGTGGGTGGGCGTAGAGAGGCTCGCGCATCGGATGTTCAGCGGCCGCAGCGTCTGTGCTGATGTCGTGATGCGCATTCACCATGCGCCATGCCACCGGCTGCCCACCCGCAGCACCTGCCAGAAGGGCGGTGAGGAGGGCGGATTCAAGCTCGGCGTAGCGGGAAAGCTGCGTGGCGCGGGTCGGAGCGTCGTCTATCTTGTTGACGAACTTGTCCAGCGAAACCTGCGCGGCGGCGTTGGCGTAGTCGTCCGCCATTTTCATCAGGCGCTCTACCGCCACACCTGGCGCTGCTGTTTGGGGGTTGGTCATATCAGTCTCCAAAGTTGTGGTCGTCGCGCTTGCGGTCAGCGGCTTCACATTCCAGACGCTCGGCCTCGCCGGGGTCGTATGGGTCGCCGCGAGCTGTGAGCAGCCCAAAGCCTTCGCATGTCTCGCACTGGACATAGTCGGCGTCCTCGTCGGCAGGGTCTGGAAGCTCGCCCTTGCCATTGCAGTCGGGGCACTCGCACACACCGCCATCGGGCGGCTCCATGGCTTCCCATTCCCGCTGGGCGCTGGCAAATCCGGGCATGTCAGTTGCGGTCATGATGTTTCTCCTTGAGTGGGTGTAGCGAGAGCGGCGGGCGAAATTGCCCGGGCTGCGATGCCGATGAATTCCCAAGCCCTTCTGGCGTGCCACGCCTCTACGCCGTTCTCCGACATTTCCGGAGATGGCGACATGCCAGCAAGCGCTATTTCTTCCAGCGCCTCGCGCAGCCGCTCTACCTCAGCCCGCTCGGCTGCTAGCTGGGCGTCAAATTCGGCAAGCACGGCACGGATAGCGGCTGGGCGAGTCACGCAGGCCCAGTGGCCGTTTACGTTGCTCGTTGGGCCATTCCCATAGTGGGCGATGTCAACGGGCACGCCATCTTCTCGCACAGCTCGAATGAAGTGGTATTTATCGCCACCGGATGCCTCCACGCATTTCTGCACATAGGCACCGATTTCTTGCAGCGGCGTGTCGAGATAGCAAAGCTCCCAGTTGCCATCGGTGGGGGCGGCCGCTAGGGCTTGCCTGATCGCATCGATGACCGTGAGGCTGTCTACCTCTACCATGGCGGGGGATTGAGGGGTGGCGTTAGTAGACATAGTCGCTCCACAGTCCGGCACCGTCTTTGTAAACGGTGGCCTCCTTGTATTCCTCTTTCAGGGTCATGACTGTGTCTTTGTCCACGGAGAACCGGTAAATGTCGTTGTGATCGCCGCCGTACCACAGCGAAATCACCGCACCATCCGAGGCGATGCCGGAAAACGAGAATGTGTACTTGTAATAGCGATCAAACTTGAGCGGCACATCGCCGTACTTCATCAAAACCTCATCTTTTGTCATCTCAACCCCCTTATGTTCCGGTGTTAGTTCTTTGTTGATGGGTAGGTGTCAAAACGGAATGTCATCGTCCATGTCATCGAACCCCGAGGCTTTCGGTGACGGCGTTTCAGCCGCTGACTTTGCCGCGGGCTTGGCGGCACGAGGAGCCGTCGCGCTATCGGGCTTGCTGCCCAACATAAGCATGTGGTCGGCGCGGATTTCAGCGGAGTATTTTTCAACCCCGTCTTTGTCGGTCCATTTGCGAGTGCGCAAGGAACCTTCGACATAGACCTGCGAGCCCTTGAGCAGGTATTTCCCAGCCACCTCGGCCAGCTTGCCGAAAAACTGCACACGGTGCCATTCCGTCGCTTCTTTCATTTCGCCCGACTGTTTGTCTTTCCATTTCTCAGTCGTGGCAATGGTCACGCTGGCGACCTGGTCCCCGCTGGGGAAAGAGCGCATTTCCGGGTCACGCCCGAGGTTGCCGATAAGCTGGACTTTGTTGACGGATGCCATGGTTTAAGCCTTTGCTGTTTCTGGTTTGGCGGCGGCGCGCCGTGCATCGCCCTCTTTTTTCAGGCCGGTGCGCACGTTGGAAGGCAGGCACGACCACAGCGCTACCTTTTGGTCAGAGTCCAGCTTGTCTGCCTCGATCCGGTCAAAGGCAATCGAGGCGCCGCTGTCTTCCGAGTTGAAAATGTCGGTAACTTCGCGGGCCAAGTCGCGCAGCACGTTCTGGACTTCGATGTCCATGTCTGCCATAGCCCCCATGGTCGGGGAGCTTCTGAACGAGGTGGATGCTTCCGGCTTGGAAATGTCGTCCAAACCCTCGCCGCCTTCGGTGTTGAGGAAATGCACGGCGCTGTCCAGGCGGTCGGTTTTGGGCCACAGCTTGTAGGCGCGCTTGATCACCGTTTTCTTGATCATTTCGCCTTCGTCGGTCAGCCATGGGCAGCGCTTCTTTTTCTCAACCCATGCCTTCCATGCGCTGGACCGGTTGCGGATGTCGAAAACCTCATCGATGCTCATGCAAGTGGTGAGATAGTCGCCATCGCGGGTTTTAACCACCACGTAGACGCCCGTGATGTCGCCCCTGTCTTTCGCGAACGGGTCACGGTTATGCAGTGGCGGCTTGTCAAAGCCTTGCAGTTCAAAGCGGTCTTTGTCGTAGACCAGCTCCGACTGCCCCCACATGATGGAACCGGACTGGATAGCCAGATCCAGCAGGCCCATGTAGGAAATGTCCAAGCAAATCTTGCCGTCACGGGGGACCAAGTAGGCCTGACGCTTGGCGGGATTCAGGCTGATTCCGATGGCCGCTACGTTCGTCACGGCATTGATGACGGACTGCCGGTTGTCCATGGCGATGCGCATGCTGTAGTCATTGGCGGCAACGATCTGGATGGCAAAGCCGGCTTCACGCTCAAAGCTCAGCGCGCCGCCTGACATCTTCTCGAACCGCTCCCGGGTCGAATAGATGTCCTCTTGAATAATCGCAATATTGCTCACGGCTCATACCTCCATTGAATCTCGTCGGCGACGGCGTCAATCCTCTCGACACTGTCCAAAATGTCACTTCCAGCAAGCGGCTTCGTGGTCATCAGCCCAGCGGAAAGCGCATGCAGGCACATGACGGCGTCACCCTCGGTGATTACGTCTTCTCGCAAAATCTTGAGGGCTTTGTTCACCCTGTCGGTGCGGTCCAGCCACTGGCGACGTTCCGCGGCGATGCGTTCTTGACCTGCCGTCACGTCGTACTTGCCATCTGGCGTGAAGCGGGTGGAGGTGAGTACGGCGCTCATGGTGTGGCTCCTGTGGCTTTGGAAACAGCAACGCGCAACTTCTGGAAAACGCCCCACTCAGCGTTTTCGATAGCGGCGCTATATGGTTGCGCGGCGCCGAATTCCTGCCACCACGACTCAACCGCGATTGCCGCCTGAACCAACTCATCACGCTCAGATTCCGCGTGCGCCGCACGTTGACGCGCCTGTAATGCTGTTTCAGAATCCGGATCAACAATGCGGGGCAAGTCAAATGCCTCCTGAGAATACGGCCCACCGGCAGCGGCCAGCTCGGCGCGCTTCTCGATCCAGCGCAAGCGCCTTGTAGAGGTTCGGCTCTTGCGGGCAGTGCGTGCGATGTGATCCAGCGCGTTGCGCATCAACACGAAATGTTCTGGCGACGGGATAAGGTTGTCGCTCATTTCGGCACCACCACATAGATAGCCGCAATAGCAGCGCAGGCTATGCCAATCCGACTGAACCAGCGCTGAAGCCAGCCGATTAACTTGTCTGTACGGTCTGGCTGCATGTCGATGGGATAGCCCGGATTGCTGCCGTCGCTGTTTTCGGTGTGCAGGAAATTGCGCTGAATCTCCGCCGTCTCGCGCTCGATCTGCCGCTGGTCGGCCGTGCGCATGGGCGGGGATTCCGGGATGGGCTTGCTGCGGTAGAGGGCGTACAGAACAGCTGGAATGCCTATGGCTAGGCAGGCTAAGGCGATGTAGAGGGAGGTCACAGCACCACCTCATTGCCGATTGCGAGCAATTTGCTGCGGCGCTCTTCAATGGTCGTCATGTCGTCGGCGAACTTTGCGCGCAACTCCTGCTCCTGCGTTTTCAGGATGTCCAGTTGCCCGGGTATTGGGTTGAAGTTGTCGGGAACATCGAATTCGATGGTCTGAGGTTGCACGGTGACGTAGCCACCCTCTGGATATTCCCAGTCCTTGAAATAGAAATGGCCCTTGTCCTCATAGTCTTCTTTCTTCCAGAGGACAAAGCCATTGACGGTGATCTTCATTTTGGTAACTCCTCAAAGTAAATAGGCCAAAGAAGGCAAGACAACAAACACAGCCACGAAGAAAAGGCTGCTGCGGACCGTCACCACCTTCTGGCGGGTGGTGGTGTGGTGTTCTCTGGGGTAGCTCATGCGTCACCTGTGGCTGGGTGATGAGCAATCAGATCGATTTCCCGGAGAACGACAGCGCGCAGCCGCATGCGAGTGGGCTCATGCGAAAGAACCTTTTTCACATCCGTGGTCAGCTCCTGCGAAAGTGCAGAGGCGATGCGGTCGGCAACCATTTCGATGACCTTGGGCCGCAGAATGGCGAGAACGGCCTCATAGTCAACCAAGTCATAGACTTTTTGCGTCAACTCAGGCGGGACTTTTATGCGATTGGCATAGTCCGGGGCGATCATGTTGCCATCGCTGAACAGCTTCACGATGCTATGTTTGGCGGCGGCGACAATGGCCTCTTCAAAAGTTGGTTCTTTGCTCATCAAAATCTCCTTAAAACCTATAGCCCAGCTCAAGGGCAAAGATGGAACACTTAGCGGGAACGATGCGCAGGGCGAGACTGAAGTCTTTCCCTTGCCAGCGAGCCAGGCCGCCAGCCGCAATACCGGCTTTTCCCACGTAGCCACTCGCAACCCCGGCAAACAACCCAAGCTGAGCGCGGCCCATGGGCATGTCGCCGATGTTCGGGATCTTCAAATCCAGCGGCGCCCAGTCGGCCCCGATGTAGAAGCTCTTGCGGTAAAAGCTGTTTTTGTAGACGCCGGCCTGAAAGGAAGTTGCCTCGGACTTGTCGTAGCGGACGCCAAGCCCCGGGTTGTCCTGATTCCAAAACGGCTCTTTCGGGCGCTGTACCGTGTGGTAGCTGGCGCCGTGAATAATCAGGTGGTAGTCGCCGGGCTCTGCTTGGGCGGCCGTGGCTGCGCAGAGGGCTGCGATGGCGAGGAGGGGTTTCATGGTCAGGCCTCAACGAATTTGCCGCTAGCGCTCAGCCTGTAGTACGTATCGGCCTTGATGCCATCACGTCCAACAATGGCGCCCTTGGCATGAACGATCTTGCGGTCGCTGTCGCGGAATACCAGGAACAGGGCGCAACCCTCCTTGCCACGCGCCTTACCGTAGTAGCCGCTGGCCGTGGCTGCACCGTAGTAGCCGCTGGCCGTGGCTGCACCGTAGTCGCCGCTGGCCGTGGCTGCACCGTAGTCGCCGCTGGCCGTGGCTGCACCGTAGTCGCCGCTGGCCGTGGCTGATCTATTCTTGCCCTCGGCCTTGACCGCCGTGTTGTCCTTGTCGCTGATCGCGCCTTCGGCAGGCGTGCAGCGAGACATCGTGTATTCAACCGCGGCCTTGATGAGGCCGGGCAGACCGATTTCAGCTTTGACCAGAATGCGCGAACTGGCGATTTTGCTGTCTTCGTCGTGACGGGAGATGGCTCCGGACTGCTCAACCACCGCGAAACGGCTCGTGCCGGGCTTGTAGTAGCGCAGAACGTGGAGCGGGTATTCGCAGGCGTGAAAGCCAGACTCGCATGCGCCGACGTTGCCCTTGTGTTCGTAACTCTCGCCAACTGCGTACTGGAAATCGCGGCACTTCCAGTCAGGGCCAAAACCCTTGTATGCCACGATCACGGGTGATGCTTCGACGGCTTTTTCGGTTTTCTTGGTCATTCGATCTTCTCCAGTTATTGGTTGCTCTTGCTAAAAAACTCTCAACTCCAATGCACTAGCTCGTAGTGCATGAGGGTTGTTAGGGGTTCATTGCGCGAAGTGCCGCGCTGCGTGCGCGCTTGAATTGGCGGATGCCGCCAGCGGCTTTGATTTCGTTGCGGCGCATGCGAGCCTGTGGATTGCCGTGAGCGACAAAGCGACCGGTGTTCGGCGTGCCGTGCTGGGTGATGCGGCCAAGGGCGGCGCTGCTTTTTTGGCGGATGCGGTATTCAAGTTGCGATTCGCCCTCTTGGCGCTCCGGCGTGTGAACGTTGCTCATTGAAATCTCCAGTTAGGTTTCTGATCCATCACCCCATCCAGCTACGCAGAACATCTGTGCAATTTCTGAGGCGATGACGAAGTATGGCATACGCCATATGGCAAAAGCCATAGTCCGGCGCGAAAATGATTTAATCTCGTTTCCGAAGTTGATAGGGCTAGGCTATTTACCTCTGCAGAGGACGTAAAAAAACCACCTCAAGGGTGGCTTGTTTGGGTTCGGCAGGTGCCGGCAGCTCTAGTGCCGCTGCTGCTTGCGGAAATATTCACTTAATCGGAATAGCGCGTCGTTCATGTGCGCTCGATCCCGCAGGTACAGGCCGGAGGCGCCAACATGGCAGGCGCCCACTGGGAACTGTGCGATCACGATAAGCCCTGAAGGCTCCGTGACGACGGACATACCTAACACCTCTTCAAGAACTTGGACCGCTTCGCTTTTTGGCCGGCGCGGCATTTGTATTACTACGCTCATTTTTTTTCCCTTTAAAGAACTTCTTCGCGGCGGGTCCAAATTTAGGCCCCGCGACTTTATTGTGTTCCTTGCCGGAGGGTTGTGCGGCTACTTGAGGTGCGGGTTTTCCCACATCTACCATCCTGTCAGAATTACTGGCTTCCGATGGGGCGCCGGTAATAAGTGCCTTGATCTGTTGGAGCACATCCTGTACCCCCGCAGAGCCTCGCATAACGTACTGCGGGGTGGTTTCCAGGGCGTCACAGAGCCGCATCATGTTCTCCGCGCTCAGGCCCCGGTCGTTCTCTATGTCGGAGATGGTGGATTGATCGACGCCCACCATGGCGGCCAAGCCAACCTGGCTAATCTGTTTTTCCTTGCGCAGGGCGCGCAGGCGTTTTCCCGGTGTAGTCATCCAATGGATATTGCCATTGCCATAGTTAAAATTCATGGCAAATGCCATATGGCAAGTGCCATAATCTCGGCATGACCCCTGAACAAGTTACCAGCCATTACGGCAATCAGCAGCTGACGGCTGGTGCGCTGGGCTGCAATCAAAGCACCGTCAGCGACTGGGTACGGGCCGGGGTCATCCCTGACGCCCGCCAGCTTCAGATCGAAAAACTCAGCAAGGGGAAGCTCAAAGCCGACCCGGGCTGTCTTGACCGCGTTCTTGGGCTTGACAAGTTTAAGCGCCGCGCCACAGAGCAGCAGGGGGCATGAGCGATGAAAACGTTTCTTATAGCTTGCCTCGTTTACCAAGCTCTTGGGCTTTTCACCATCTTCATCTATTTCGCGCTCGGAAACATCCCGCAGCGCACCCCGGGTGGCATGGCGGTCGGCGGGATTTCCTCTGCGATTGTGCTGTGCTGGGTGATCTACTTGCTGAGCAAGGACTAGAGCATGCACCAAGCACTGATCCCCCCTAACCGCAGGGCAAAGACCCGCAAGCAGCGCGTCGTGGATGTGAATGAAATTTTGCATGACCAGATGGTCACTTTTTTTGCCTGAATCAACGAGACATGACGAGACATAAGAAATGAACTACGTTGATCCGTCCCAGTTTTCTATCCCGATGACGGCCCACATTCAGGCGGTAGACCCTGCGCTGATCGTCAAGCAGCCGACCATGACCAAGGCGCTGCAGCTGTGCCAGACCTTGAGCGGCAAGGATGACGCGCAGTTTTACGGCCCTGACGGCATCGTCAAGGATCAGGCCCAGTGGTCCCGAATCATGGGGTCAAGCCCACACAACTTCCCGCACGACAAGCTGAACCTGTTCATGGACTTGGCGGGCAACGAGGTGCCGCTGATGTGGTTGCTGCACTCACGCGGCTATGACTTGAACAGCTTGCGCCATCTGGAGACGGAAACCGAAAAGCGCCTGCGGCTTGCGCAGGAAGAAAACGCGGCACTCAAGCGGGTTTTGCTTGGTCGTTCCGCCTAACCCCACCTACCCAAGGAGAAAGAGCATGAGCGCCGAACAGATGCGAGAAGAGTTTGAGGCTTGGTACACCGGTCCTAATCCGGTCGCCCTTGAGCGCAACGGGCCGCACTACAAATACATGCCCGCAAATGTTGCATGGGTCACATGGCAAGCCGCTCTCGCCACCCAACCACAAGCACCGCAAGGGGCTGTGTGGCGACCGATTGAGACGGCGCCCGAAACCACCGAGTCCGAGGATGTTTTGCTGAGCGGAAAGTTCGGCACGCACATGGGCAAGGTCTTCAACTACGGCGGCGGCGACATTGTCGTGGTCATTGCACACATTGCAGGAAATTCCGTTGAGGGCATCTCGCATTTCATGGTTATCCCCGCCGCCCCCAAGGAGCAATCATGAACACCATCCAGAACGAGATGTTGAAAAAGCTTGGCCAATTCAGCCGCAATCATGGCTACTTCTGCTCCGAGTTCCAGCTAAAGCCCGCCACATGCAGCTTCTACCTAGAAGAGCTTCAAGAGCTTGGCTACATCGCCCAGATCAAGACTGGCTACAAGCTTACTCAGAAGGGCCGGAACTACATGGACGGCAAAGGCAAGCCAACCGAGGCGCGGTACTACGGCAATGCGACCACCACCGAGATTTACACGCCGCCCAAATGGAACATCCGCGCTGGGGCTGGTGAGAAGTCGCTGAATGGAAGGGTGCAGGGATGAATGCCGCACATACGCCGGGGCCGTGGGCTGTTCGACAGTGGCACGACAACATATCCGACACGACTGGTTTTACCGTAGTTGGCCCAGACGGAGCCATGCTTCCAGAAAGTGAAATGTCTGGTGACATTGAGGAAGCCGAAGCAAACGCCACCTTAAAAGCCGCCGCTCCTGAGTTGCTGGAGGCCTTGCGGGCGCTTGAACTACTGTTCGCACCACTCGCCAGAGATTCGACGCAGAAGGGTTGGATCTACACGGCCCGAGACGTCATCGCCAAAGCAACAGGGGCCACACCATGAAGCTCTCCGGTGATCGCAATCAATGCCCTGGCTGCGACGAGTATTTCAATTCGTCTTTTGCCTTCAATAAGCACCGGCACGGAGAGCATGGCGTCGATAGACGATGCATGACTGTTGTCGAGATGGCCTCTAAAGGCATGAGCAAGAACGCCGCAGGATTCTGGATTTCAGCCGAAATGCCGCATTCAGTTGTCAACGATGTTCAGGAGGCCAAGCCATGAACACCATCGAAAACGAAAACCTGCGTGCGCTTCTGCAGGCGCACCACGACAACAACACCCGGCATTCCAGAGCGAGAAGGGCCGCAGATTCAACCTGTGCCGAAGCTCCACGGGACCCGCTCGGCGGCCTGATCGAGTCGGGCTACCTGCAATCACAACTTGGGAAAGACACTGCCGCCATTCTCGCCGAAAAACCAATTTCGGGCGCTGAAATAGACGCTGAGCGGTATCGCTATATGCGGAATAACGCCGCCTTCCTCAATCGCGGCTTCCCTTGCCTGTTTTGGCATCTGCCACGGTGGCTAGCAGGCTCTGCGGCGGAACAACTAGATCAAGCAATTGATGAGCAACTTAGGCGGCCTAAGCCATGAACCCCAGTAACCAACTCCCCATAGAGTTCGACGCAAAAAGGAGAAGCTAGATGATCGCCAAACCAAGAATGCGGAAAGCCCTCTTGAGCCTGCTCAAAACTCGCTATATCACGCCGCTGGACGCCTTGCAGCACGCTGGGTGCCTAAGCCTTTCCCAGCGCTGCGGTGAGTTCCGCAAGGCCGGCGTGAAGGTGGCCGACAAGTGGGTGCGGCTGGACAACGGTAAACGGGTCAAGGCCTACAAGGTGGTGTCATGACCCAACTAGTCCGCTACGAACAAGCCCGCAATGCTTTGGCCGAGTGCCAGCGCGTTGACGAGGTGAAAGACATCCGCGACAAGGCCGAGGCGATGGCTGCATATGCCCGTCAGGCCAAGGATACCGAATTGGTCCAGTGGGCGACTGAAATCAAAGTCAGGGCCGAGCGCAAGGCGGGTGAGCTGCTTGCCGGCATGGAGAAATCCAAGGGCTCTAAGTTCAATGGCCGCGCTCCGGACGGTTCTGTTCGGCGGTCGCACGATGACACCGCCCAAACACTGGCAGATGTCGGAGTCACCAAGGTTCAATCCTCTCGCTGGCAATCACTCGCCGGCATGTCGGACGAACACTTTGAAACTGCTGTAGCAACCGCCAAAGAAACAGCTGGCCAAGTGACCACCGCATTCATGCTGCGCGAAGCCTCGGGCACGCGCCCAAATGGCCCGGCACAAAAAGGCCCGAAGGCTGACGCCATGCGCGCCGAACTGAAGGCCGCCCAAGAGCGCGGCGTCTCCCTAATCGAAACATACGCACGCCTCACGTTGACGGCTGTGCGTTCTCAAGATTCCTTCACCGAGCAGGAGCGTTCGCTACTTGCCGAGCTGATGGATGCAATAGCCGCAGTGACGGCATGAAAGGTAGCGAAACCATGGAAACACGTTTGACTCTCGTCTCCCCTGCGATGGCCCGCGAATGGCTTGAGCGCAATCACGATAACCGTCCACTGCGCCCAGGCGTCGTTGACGGCTTTCTTGCCGCCTATCGTCGTGGTGAATGGAAGATTACCCATCAGGGTATTGCCTTCGCCAAGTCGGGGCGCCTGCTTGACGGACAGCACCGCCTCACATTCATCAGTGAACTTCCGGACAAGACCGTCGTCCCCATGAACGTCACGGCCGATCTTGACGAGGACACCTTTGACTCGATTGACCAAGGCTTCAAGCGCACAACGTCAGACCTTTACGCCGTTTCATCGGGCCTTGTCGCTGCTGGGCGTTTCTTCGTTCGTCTTGCGGTAAGTGAGCGCACGGGTATCACACCCCAATTCATCAAGCCGTTTATCGACTGGGTGCAGCCCGAGTACGAATTGCTGGTTACATTCTGCCCCGGCGTTGCGCGGACTTGGTCATCGGCCGCTGTGCGTGCCGCCGCCATCTACAACATGAAGACCGGCCACAACAAGGATTTCGTCCGCGTGGCTTACGACTCGCTGATTCATTCCAACATCACAGCTATGCCGCCAGCGGTCCGCGTTCTTGCGCAGCAGAACATGAGCGGCAAGATCGTTTCGGCTCGTGGGCTGGATCTTTTCTGCCGGGCTCAGCGTGCTTTCAGCTCCAAAGACCCGGAAACCACGCGCATCACCGTCAAGAACATGCCGGAGCAGATCGCGACGGTGCGCCAGTTCGTTTTGAACGAGATAAAAAAAGGCCCAGCAAAAGCCGGGCCAGAGGTTGCGAAACCTGCACAGAAGTTTAACTGGAAAAAGACTGCCTGAGCAATGCCAACTCGCCTGATTCGTGAGGGGATTTTGACCAGCGAGCCTGTTAACTCGCTTAGCTGGCCGGAAGAGGTGTTCTATCGCAGGCTGTTATCTGTGGTGGACGACTTCGGGCGTTATTACGCAAGTCCCAAGCTTCTCAGGGCGGCTTGTTACCCGCTGCACATCGACAAAGTAAGCGACTCGGACATAGGGAAGTGGTTGGCCGCATGCGCCACAGCGGCCCTTGTAAGGGTGTATCCGGCTCAGGACGGAAAGTCTTATATCGAGGTGTTGAGGTTCAACCAGCAAGTTAGGGCAAAGGCCAGCAAATACCCGCAACCGCCAGCATTAGATAGCACATGCGCAGCAGATGCTACGCAGACGCAAGCAGATGCACACCTAGGCGTATCCGTATCCGGAGTCGTATCCGAAGGCGATAAACCCGCCGCGCCATCCGGCGCTTTGTTGTTCGAAAAACAATTCTGGCCCGCATACCCGAAGAAGAAGGCCAAGGACGACGCGCTGAAAGCGTTTCTCAAACGGAAGCCCGATCAATCCCTTGTGGACCTGATGTTGACGGCATTGGCGTGGCAATCGCAGACCGAGGACTGGGTAAAGGAGGGCGGGAAGTTCATCCCGTACCCGGCTACATGGCTTAACGATGGCCGGTGGACTGATGAGCAGCCAAAAGCTATGCCTGCTGGCGCAGTAGCCACCGTCCCCGGCCGACAAGAGCGCGATCCCGAGCTGGTCAAGCGCGAGAACGACGCAAAGCTGGCCGCCGCGCCATCCGCCGAAACACTAGGGCGCATCGCTCGAATCAAACAAGGAGCTACGGCATGACCCGCACCCACGCCGCCTACCAGCTGCTGCGCCATGGGCCGCTGACCCTTGAGCAATTCCGCTGGATCACATGCTGGCCTACCATTGCAGAGTGCCGTGAGGTGCTTGAGGGGTTGCAGAAGGAAAAGAAAGTGGTACTGCGGCAAGTTCGCGGATGCCGGTTTTACGAAGTTGCCAAGCCGAGGCGGTGCAAATGATCCGCCCAAAAGCCGCCAAGCCCAAGAAGTGCAAGGTCTGCCCGAGCATGTTCACGCCATCACGCATAGGGCAAAAAGTCTGCGGCCCCATGTGCGCCCTGACTTTCGCCAGATCGGTGCGGGCAAAGGATGAAAGGCGGGAGGCGGTCAGGGAGCGTGCTGCCACCAAGTCGAAGCTAAAACAGCTTGAGCCGCGGAAATACTGGCTTGCCAAGGCCAGGGTAGCTATCCAGGCATTCCGCCGCCTGGAGGAGCTTGCAAGGGGTAGCGGGTGCATGAGTTGCGGCCGGTCGCAAAAAGAGGTTGCCGGCACAGACGCATGGAAGCCGGGCGGTCTGTGGGATGGCGGGCATTTCCTGAGCAAGGGCGCCCGTCCTGAATTGGCCCTTGAGCCATTGAACATATGGCTGCAATGCAAATCGTGCAATGGCGGCTCGAGCAAGTACGCACGCAAGGGCTACACCGTCAATGCATCGTTTGAGGCCAATCTGAGGGCTCAGGAGGGTGATGCGCTGGTTGATTGGCTGAAAGGCCCGCACGAGTTGAACCACTACAGCATCGAGCAATTGCAGGCCCTGGAACGCGAGTTTTCGGCCAAGGCCAAGGAACTGAAAGCGGGGCAGGAATGAATTTTCCGGTCCTTGGTTCATGCTGGTTTGTCTCCAATAAAACACAAATTTATGTGGCTCGTGTTGTCGGCTATGCGGGTACTCGGGTGTTGATAGTCAATGACGAACTGCCATCAAATATCAGGCAAACG